CCTTCCGGGCCGACCTGCAGATCCCGTACGCCGGCAAGCAGCTCGTGCTGACGCTGTACTGGTGCATCGGCTCGAAGATCAGCTTCGCGACGAAGCTGGACGACTTCACCATCCCGGAGTTCGACTTCTCGGCCGCGGCCAACCCGAGCACCGGCCAGGTCCTGAGCTGGGGCGTGAGCGAGTGACGTAGCGGGACTTAAGACCACACAAGGAGAACAGACGTGATCGCTGGCATAAAGATAGAGCTGGGCGGCAGGGAGCTGGTCGTGCCGCCGCTGAACCTGCGGGCCCTGATCGACCTGCAGGACAGGCTGAAGGCGTACCGCGCCGGGGCGTTCGACGCGGAGTCCATCTCGCTGGTCGTCGAGTGCGCCCACCGCGCGCTGGCGCGCAACTACCCTGACGACGTCACGGTGGCCTTCCTCGAGGAGTACATCGACCTGGGCAACATGGTCGACGTGATGAACGCCGTCCTCGACGTCTCGGGCCTGCGCCGGAAGAAGGGCGAGGAGGAGGCCAAGGGGGAGACGGCGGCGGGCTGAGCGACCTCGTGTGGCACGTCGTCGCCTGCACGGGCTGGCGGTACGACTGGGTCCTGGACGACATGGACCTGGTCAGGTTCCGCGAGATGACGGCGTACCACCGGCTCAGCCCGCCGCTGCACGCGATGGTGAGGGACTTCCTCGGCGCCGGGAAGAGGGCCAGGGGTCAACCGAAGCGGGAGAAGGCCGAGCTCACGCAGGAGCAGTTCTCCGAGCTCGTCAAGGTGGCGGACCAGACGCCGCCGCACATGCTGGCCGCCTACAGAGGCGGCCGCGTACCTAAGATAGGTGAACCGCTGTGGCAGACGACCAGATCGACGTCAGACTCGGGGCCACCGACGACGGCCTGAAGGCCGGGCTGCAGTCGGCCGCCTCCACCACGGAGTCGTCAACGGGGCAGATGCAGGCGGCGTTCGCCGAGATGGCGGCGTCGGTCCAGTCCGTCATGCAGAAGCTCGACGGCGTCCTGGACAGGCACCTCGGCCACACGAAGCAGGTCGTGCGCCAGGAGGAGGAGGAGCTCTCCGGCCTGCAGGGCTTCCTCGCCCGGGTCAAGGAGGGCTTCGTCCAGACGCAGGAGCAGATGGAGGGCTTCGCCTCCCGGATAGGCGGCGTCCAGAAGATGCTCGGCCTCTTCGCCGAGGTCGCGGCGTTCGGCTTCATCGGCGAGCAGGTCGCGGACCTGGCCCGCGAGTTCGCCGAGTGGGGCGACCAGATGGAGAAGACCACCGCGCAGACCGGGCTGACGGCCCAGGCGGTGCAGGAGCTCCAGTTCGCCGGGAAGAACGCCGGCCTGTCGGCGCAGGACATGGACATGGCGATGGTGAGGCTGTCGCGCACCATGGCCATGGCGAAGGAGGGCAACCAGCAGGCCAAGGACACCTTCTCGGCGCTGGGCCTCTCGGTGGCGGACCTCAACGGCCCGCTCGACGAGGTGCTCGGCAAGATCGCCAACTCCTTCAAGGAGCACGCGGACGGCGCCAACAAGGCAGCCCTCGCGCAGCAGGCGTTCGGCCGCGCCGGCTTCGAGATGATCGCCTTCCTCGACAAGGGCCAGGAGGGCATCGAGGAGCTGCGCAAGAGGGCCGAGTCGCTCGGCATCGTGCTGGGTCAGGACGACGTCGAGGCCGCCGCCAGGCTGCACGAGTCCTTCGTCGAGATGGACGCGCAGATGCAGACGGTGAAGCTGCGCGCCGGCGAGGAGCTCGCACCCGCCTTCGTGCAGATCGCCTCGGCCATGGGCGAGATAAGCCAGAAGGGCGGCGTCCTGGAGACGCTGTTCCAGGGCCTCGCGATGGCGCTCAAGGCGGTCATCTCAGTGGCCATCTCGTTCATCGGCGTCCTGGAGGAGATCGGCATCGCCATCGGCACCGTCGCCGCCGCGGCAATCACCGCCGCGACCGGCCACTTCGCGATGGCCTGGGACGTCATGAAGAGCGGGCTCGACGACGTCAAGAGGAAGGCGGAGGAGACGGACGCGGCCCTGCGGAGGCTGTGGACGACTAAGCAGGAGGAGCCCAAGGGCGCAGGCGAGGGCGAGGGCGGCAAGAAGGAGGACTTCACGCTGCCAGACCGCACGAAGGCTGCCGACGCGCAGAAGCTCGCCGAGGCGCAGCGCCACCTCTCGCAGGCCGAGCAGAAGGCCCAGCTCGACATGGACAAGGAGTTCCTCGCCGAAGGCAGGGCGCAGTACGAGCAGGCCTACAAGGATGGCCTGATCGACACCAAGCAGTACTACGACGCGCTGCTCGCGATCACGCAGGAGGGCCTGAGGGGCCAGATCGCCGCCAAGCAGAAGGACGTCGACCAGGCCCGCCAGGTGCTGGCAGCCGCGCAGGCCACGTCCAAGGTCAACGGCGAGGCGGCCGTGGTCGAGGCCCGCGCCAAGCTCGTGGCGGTGACCGGAGAGCTGAACGTTCTGGAGCAGCAGCTCGCGGTGTCCGCTACCGAGAACGCGGCGAAGCGGGTGGAGGCCGAGCGCAAGGTCGCCGAGCAGCTCGCCACCACCAACATCGAAGCCGGCCAGAAGGTTTCGCAGCAGAGGGTCGCGCAGGAGCAGGCGCTCGCGCAGGAGCGCTTCGCCCTCGGGCAGATCACCAAGGTCCAGCTCGCGCAGCTGGAGCAGCAGCTGCAGGACGAGACCTACGACATCGACCGGAAGGCGCTGCAGCAGAAGCTCGCCCTCTACCAGCAGGACCAGTACAAGAACCCGCAGAAGGTCGCCGAGGTGAACGCGCAGCTCGAGGAGCTCGAGGCGCAGCACCAGACGAAGATGACGGAGCTGGCCGCGAAGGAGGCCGAGGATGAGATGGCCAACGCGAAGGCGGCCACCGACGGGATAGAGAAGAGCTTCGAGCAGGCCTTCGCCAGCTTCGCCGACCGCACCAAGACCGCCAAGCAGGCCTTCTTCGACTTCCTGACGTCGATCGACCAGCAGCTCGTGCAGCTCGTGTCTAAGGACCTCTTCAACAAGCTGTTCCAGACCGACCTGGGGCTGCCTGGCGGCGGCGGCTCGCTGAGCGGCGGCCTGACGTCCCTCATGACCGGCCTCTTCGGCGGGCCCAAGGGGACTATCGGCGCCGCGACCGGAAAGGGCGCCGAGCAGACGGCGCACACCGCCGCGCTGGCCCAGGACACGACCGGCCTGTCGACCATGACTTCCGCGGTGATGACCTGCACCGAGGCGCTCGCGCAGTTCACGGCGGCGCTGGCCACGGGCGGAGGGTCGCAGGGCGGCGGCGCGCTGGGCAGCATCCTCGGCGCGCTGGGCAGCTCCGGCACAGAGGCCGGCGCGTTCGGCTTCACGGCCACAGGAGCGACGGGGTCCGCGGGCGCCGTGGCCGCCGGCGTCGACACGTCGTCGACCGGCGGCAGCATGTCGGCACTGATGGGGCTCGCCTCGTTCGACCAGGGGACGCCTTACGTGCCGCAGGACATGATCGCGCAGATACACCAGGGCGAGGCTGTCGTGCCAGCCCACCTCAACTCGCCGTTCGCGCCCGGCAGCGTGATGGTGACCAACCAGTTCTTGCTGCCCGGCGGCGTCGACCTGCGCACGCAGTCGCAGGTCGCCGTCTTGGCCGGCACGGCGATCCAGCAGGCCCTAAGGAGGAACGGCTGACATGGCCAACTTTCTCGAGACGCCGCGCTTCCCAGACGACCTGGCCGTGTGGGCCAGGGGCGGCGTGAGCTACAACACGGTCGTGACCAGCAGCACCTCCGGCCGCGAGCAGCGGAACGTGCTGTGGTCCTTCGGCCGCGGCCAGTGGGACCTGCAGAACTGCTTCCGCACCAACGGCGGCGTGGCCGACCAGTACTCCGTGCAGACGCTGCGGAACCTCTTCCGGGTCGCCAAGGGGCAGGCCTACGGCTTCCGCTTCCGCGACTGGACCGACTACCAGGACGAGGGCAACGGGCTGCTGGGCCTGCCGGTGTCGAGCTACTCGTCGAACCCCGTGCCGTCCGGCACCGGGTCTGGCGTGCCGACGTACCAGATGTTCAAGCGCTACCAGTTCTCGCCGCTGGCTGACTACCGCATCATCGCCAAGCCGCAGGCCGGCTGCTCGGTGTACCGCAACGGCGCGCTAGCGACTGTCGGGTCTGGGGCCGGCCAGATCAGCCTCGACACGACGACCGGGCTGGTCACGTTCGTCGCCGACAGCGCGCAGAACGTGACAGGGTGGACGCCAGGCACCACGACCAGCTTCACCGTGGGCTCCGTGCCAGCCGCCTGGGTAGCCGGCAAGCTGCTCTACTTCTCCGGCGTGACGGGCGACACCAACGGCGCCATCAACGGGCAGGCGGTGGCCATCACCGCAGTGAGCGGGACGACGGTCACGGTGAACGCCAACACCGCCGGCGAGACGCTCGGCAGCGGCACGGCGGCCTACTACCCGCAGGCGTCGGAGTCGCTGACCTGGACCGGCACCTTCGACACGCCGGTGCGCTTCGGCACCGACCAGTTCTCGCCGCAGCTAGACACCGGGTCCGGCGCGCTCTACGGCTTCCAGAGCCTCACCGTCGTGGAGATCCGCGTATGAGGTCCCTCTCTGCCGCCATGAGCGCGTTCCTGGCCGGCGACGTCAGGACGCTGGCGACGTGCGTGAAGGTGACACGCACCGACGGCACCGTGTGGGGCTTCACCGACCACGACGTCGACATCAACTACGGCGGCGTCCTCTACAAGTCGACGTACGGCTACACCGCCTCGGCGATCTCGTCGAGCAGCGACCTCTCCACGTCGAACCTGGAGGTGGACGGGCTGCTGCTCGGCACGGGCGGCGTCGTGGTGCAGTCGGACGTGGAGGCGGGGCTGTGGAGCAACGCCGCCGTGCTGATCTTCCTCGTCAACTTCGCCGACCTGACGATGGGCCAGCTGAACCTGACGAGCGGCAACCTCGGCCAGTTCCACCTGGAAAACGGCACGTGGCGCGGCGAGCTGCGCGGGCTGGCACAGATCATGCAGCAGACCATCGGCGAGCAGTACAGCCCGACGTGCCGCGCCAAGTTCGGAGACAGCCGGTGCACGCTCAGCCTGACGGGCCTGACCTTCAGCGGCACGGTGTCGTCTGTCACCACG